GAAGCCGACGCCGCGTACGCCGTGCCGACGCGGACGACGGGCGCGCCGGCCCAGCCGCGGTAAGCGTGATCGAAGTGCCCGGTCGAGGCGGCGGCGGTGTTCGAGGTCGGCGTCCTGCGGAACCAGTGTGCGAAGGAGAAAGACGACATGGCACCCATCAGGAAAGTGTGATGGTGTCGAAATACGCCGCGCCGGCGCCGGACGCCGACCTCGAGATCATCCGCAGCATCACGACGCCGGCGGCCGTCGGGGTGATCGGGGCGAAGGTCAGGGTCTCATAGCCGTTCGGAGAGCCGCCCGTCCCGCCCGTCGAGGCCGCCGTGACCGTCTGCGCCGAGACGCCGACCTCCGGGTTCGCGAGGAGCTTCACCTGGGGCTTGCTGGCGTCGCCGTGGTTGCCGTCCCACCTCACCTTGACGCTGATCGTCGTGGCCTGGGCGTTGACGAGGATCGGCCGTTCTTGCGACGACGGCCCGACCAGGGCGAGGCAGGCGGGGGAGCCTGCGTCCGCGAAGGTCGTGTTGCGGGCGCCGGTGTCGTGCCGCTCGATCGACCCGATCGAGGCGACGGCGGAGCCGCCGCCTTCGGGCCTCCCCCGGTTGTAGAGGTCGACGTTCGGCGGCGAGCCGTAGTTGCCCGCCCCGAGGAAGGGGCTGACGGCGGAGGGCTCCAGGTACGGCCGCAGGACCCCGCCGTAGAGCCGCTCGTCGTGGAGGTTGAACGCGGGGCAGGCCGTCGCGATCGAGTGCGTCCCGGCCGTGATCCCCGCGCTGAGGTTGATGTTGCAGGCGTAGGCGTTGCCGTCCTCGACGACCTGGCCCGGCGTCGTCACGACGACTCCATTCACGATGAACATGAACGTGCAGCCGTAGACGCCGATGGGCGTCGTCAGCGTGGGATTGGAGCCGACGTGGACCCCGCGGTAGCAGAACCAGAATCCGCATTGCTGGACGCGGATGCCGGTCGACCAGCCCGTCCCGACGCCGCCGACCTGGACGACCTGGACGGCCCCCGCGGTGCCGAAGAAATTGCAATTCTGGAACACGACGTTGACGTTGTATTCGGTCGAATTGAGGGGCGTGCGGAGCTGGACGCCGTAGTAGGTCGAGCTGTGGGCCACGCCGACGAAGTCGCATCGCTTGAACGAGACGTTGAGCGCGGCGCCTGCCGCGCCGTTGATCGCCCCCGTGCCGGCCCGAGTCGCCGAGCCGATGAAGATGCAGTCCTCGAACGACCAGTCGGAGAACGTCCCGGTCAAGTTGAAGCAGGCGTTGCCCGACCCGTTGCCGCCGATCATCTTGATGTTGCGGACCGCGACGTAGCTCTTGGCGTTCGCCGACAGGACTTCGCCGGTCGTCATCGGCGTCGCGGCGTCGGTCCAGGCGCGGATCTCGACCACCCCCGTGACGGGGCTCGAGTAGCCGCCGGCCTTGAACCCCGCGCCGTCGCCGTCGCCGACGATCGCCAGCGGGCCGGCGGCCGTCGGCGACAGTCCGAGCGCGACCAGCTCGCGGTAGACGCCCGGCTCGATGTACAGGGCGTCGCCCGTCCCCGAAAGGGTGATCGCCGGCGACGAGCCGATCGCCTTGCCGATCGTCTTCCAAGGGCTCGTCGCCGAGCCCGTCCCGGCCGAGTCGCTGCCTCGGGTCGTCGAGACGTAATAATTCGCCATGTCTTCACCTCAGCCTAGATGGATCGTCGGACCGCGGCCGTCGCGGTTCGGGTGCGTCGGCCGCGGCCCGAGGGCCGCGCCGGTTGCGGAACGACGTAGTGGTCAGGCGGCCTCGAAGACGGGGGTCATCGACAGCGAATCGCCGTTGGCGAGCGCCCGGGCCGTGGCGAACAGCTCGGCGCAGATCAGCTTGCCGCTGGTCGCGCCGACGATGAAATACCCGTAGACCGTGTCGCCGCCGCCGGTACAGGTCCAGGACTGCGGGGCCGACCCGTATTGCGAGTGGCCGACCTGCGTCCTCCCCGACCAGGCGGGGGAGCCCGACGGGGCCTGGAGGACGGGAGTGTTCCAGGCGGCCGGCGAGACCGACCGCGAGAGCGTCTTCCGCGCATATCCGGCGAAGGCCGCCTCGTGGGCCGTATAGGTCGCGGCCGTGTCGGTCTCGGCGGGCGTGATCGAAGCGTTGAACAGCCCGAGCGACCAGTCCTCGAGCGAACCGCCGCCAAGAAGGTCGACGAGCAGTTGGGCGTCGCCTTCGCGTGGAACCAGGAAAGGCATGGGTGTCACCTCACGATGCGTGTCGAGAAGAGGGAAGTCGATCGCCCGTCGGAACCGCCGGCGCCCCAGCGCAGCTCGAGCCGCGCCAGGACCTCGGAGAGCTCGCCCTGGACCTGCCGGAGCTTCAGCGCGAAGTCGCCGTGATCGCTGCGGGTTTCCGCGGCGTAGCGTCGGGCGAGCACGCCCAGCACGCAGGCCTGGCGAAGCTCGCGGAGGTCGTGGAGGTCGGCGGGCGTCCGGCCGGCGACGTCGGGATCGATGTTGAACCGGCGGTTCAAGTCGAAGCTCGCCTCCTCGATCTGGGGGGCGAGCGTGGTGATGACGAATTCGACGCCGACCAGGCCCGAGGATGGCGCCGGGGGCGCCCCGGCGCCGGCCTTCGCCCCGATCCTTCGGAGCGAAAGCACGGCGTCCGAGGCCGTTTCCACGGCGAGCAGCTCGCCGGACCCTCTGAACGCCGACGTCGGCTTGCGGAGCACGATGATCTGCCCGGGGCAGACCCCATAGATCGGAAAATTGAACGTCGGGGAGTTCAGCAACCAGGGGTTGCCCGGCTCGAATGCGCCGTCGAACCCGTGCACGACCTTCTGCCAGTCGGGCGCGAGGATCGGGAAGTCCCCGCTGCATCGCACCGCGACGTTCTCGTCGCTGGCGTAAACCGTCGAGAGGCTGTCTGGCTCGCTCATGGAAGGCTCGCGGAGGAGGATGGCGGGGAGGGACTTTCCGGCGGCGACGAGGGACGCAACGACGGCGAGGGCTCAGCGGTCGCGCTTGCGGCGCGTCTCGAGCGGGGTGCCGGTGGCCCGGGCGGACTCGGCGATCGCCAGGTCGACCCCCTCGACGACCGCCGCCAGCGAGTCGCGCACCTGGACGGCGTGCGCCAGCAGCGCCTTGCGACTCGCGGCGTCCAGGCGAGGGAGCTGGCCCAGCGCGTCCTGGACCTGCCTCGAGTGCCACAGCTCGCGGGCCCGGCCGAGCTGGTACAGCGATCGGCCCTCGGCGGCGCGCTCGATGAACGGCCAGAGGCCGGGGAACGTATACATGAGTGGAATTATCCTGATCGGGCCGAGGGGAGGACGCGACGGGTCGATTCGGGACGCCGATCAGGTGGCCGAGTAGGCCGTGATGCCCGACACCCAGGCGTGGTGCGCCTCGTTGTCGATCTCGACGGCGCCTTCCATGATGATGTCGCCCTCGAAGGCGTCGCCGCGCGAGCCCCGGGGCTTGTCGATCATCGGCCGCTTGAGCCGGACGCGGGCCTCGTGGGCCGACAGGCAGATCGCCGTCCCGGGGCGGAGCAGCGGGGCGGGGATGATCGAGATCCCCGAGAGGAACGGCGCCTCGAACAGGTCGATCGGCACGCCGAAGACGTTCGAACCGGCGTTCACCCGCATGGCCGCGTGGCCCCACACGGCGAACGCGCTCAGGAAGTCGGTGCTGACGACCAGCAGGCTGGGGTTGCCGCCGCCGTTGAAGCACGCCTGGAGCGTGTCGCGGATGAGGTCGCTCGGCTTGTAGGCCGCGGCGTTGGTCGGCGCGGTGACGTTGTTGGAGGTCAGGATGCTCTGGACGCCCCTCATCAAGGGACGGCCGGTGGCGGACGTCACGGGGACGCCCTTCCCGTAGTAGCAGGCGCTCTCGAAGTCGTCCATCACGTGCTGGACGGCCAGCATGCGGTCGCGGTCGAGCGGGGTGGAGTAGGCCGAGCCGTAGTTCGCGTCGGCCTGGAGCGCGCCGCCCACCTGGTAGGCGTGCTGGACGGTCTGGCAGTACTGCGTGCTCGCCTGGGGGATCCGGCTGACGCTGGCGACGTTCGTCTCGGCGCCCGTCCGCGAGTTGCTGATCAGGTAGACCGGCAGCAGGTCGTTGTGGGCGGCGGCCGTGGTGCCCGCGTGGCCGCGGATCACCGTGATCGTGTTCGAGGACGGGGCCACGCCCGTGATCAGCAGGTATTCCTGCTCGATCTGGATCACGTCGCCGGTGTCGAAGATCGAGGCGTCGGAGACGACCGCCGAGGTCGCGCCGACGGCCAGGGCGCCGCCGTTGGCAAGGCCGATGGCCCGCGGCCGGTAGTTGTCGTTGATGATCTGGAAGTGCGGCGAGCCGACGGGCAGCTTGGGGAGGCGCGAGACCAGCGGGTTGCGGTTGACGAACCAGTTGATCGCCACGCCGAACACGTCGTTCGGGATCACGCCGGCGTTGAAGGCGGTGAGCTGGGTCAACGGGCCGTTTTCGTAGGCAGGCATAAGAACATGCTCCGATCGGTGAAGGGCGGGTGCGGGAGGCGGCGGTCGCGACGTGCCGCGACGAGGGCCGCACGACGGGGGGGCTCGGGCTCTCTCGTCAGCTCAGCCGGTGCAGGCCGAACGACTGGTACTCGTGGCTCCGGTCCCTCCACTGGTTCGCGATCGACTCGAGCGAACCCGGCTGGACCGAGTGCGGAAGGGCCGGCGGGCGGGTGCCGTCGCTCCCGGACCCTCCTCGCGAGGAGGGGGCGAGGAAGATGGCGTACTGCGGCGAGTCGAGCCGCTCGCGGATCGCGTCGGCGGCGGCGCGGCCGCTGACCTTGTCGCGGACGATCAGGGCGCCCGAGGCGTCCCGGACGGTCTCGAATTCGTCCTGGAGCAGCCGGCGGACCATGGCGGCGGCGGACGACCGTTGCTCGGGAGAGTCGCCCACGAACGTCCGGCCGTGGAACGCCTCGGCGATCGCCGCCGTCTTCCGCTCCTCGTAGACCTGCCGCTCCAGGCTCGAGTACTTCGACAGCGCCTCGGCGTGCTTCTGCTCCCACGTCTGGCGCTGCTGGCGGAGCGCCTCCTCGACCTGGCCCTTGTCGGCCAGCGCCCGCAGCCGTTCGTTCTCCTTCTGTTCCAGCGTCGCCTCCTGCAGGCGCTGGTACTCCTTCAACTGACTCTCCAGCGTCCGCAGCCGCTGCTGCTCCTCGGCCGACAGCGGCGCCGGGGCCGGCGCGGCGTTCGCGGCCGTGTTGACGTCGATTGGGTCGTTCACGGATGATCCTCATTCAAGGAAATGCCGATCAATGCAGGCCGTCGCGATCACGCTTGACGCTCTCGAAGAGCAAAGACGAGGAGGCTTGCGACGACGTGCCTTCTCCCTGGGGAGAAGGTGGCCGAAGGCCGGATGAGGGGGATCCAACGGCTGATATGGAGTCACCAGAAGCCGATCGATCGGAGCCCGGAGCGCCAGCGAGTGAATCGTCCCGGGCCTCGCGCCAGATTCACTCGCTGGCGCTCCGGGCTCCGACTTCGGGGGCGAAGGGAAGAGAACGTCTTCTCGCGTCTGCGTCACTCGCCCGGGTCGACCTCCAGGTAGCCGTCGATCTCGGCGTCGAACCGTGCGTAATCCTGGTCGTCCAGGCCGGGGAGCATCAGGCGGACCAGCCGGCTCAGCAGCTCGCTCTCGGTCTCCGGGGCGTTGCCGGCGGCCGCGAGGATCGCCTGGAATTGCGAGACCGTCCGGGCCAGCTCCTCGCCGGTCGACAGGTCGAAGGTCGTCGGGTACTGGATGCGGATCGCCTCGCGGTCGGCGTCCGAGACCCGGCCGTCGCCCATGACCGTCAGGGCCAGCTCGGCGAGCTGCCGCTCGGCCTGGCCGAGCACCGCGGCGATCTTGCTCAGCAGGTCGTTGCCGGCCGACTGGTCGATCCGCTTGGAGACCCCGCTCTGGCCGACCGTCGAGCCGCTCGTGCCGGAGGCGCCGGCGGGCTTCGTCAGCAAGGCCGCGCGGTCGGCGGCGTCGCGGAGGTCGGCCTTGTTCAGGCGGATCGACTCCGCCCCGTCCTTCGGGAACGGGACGACGTCGAAGCCCTCGTAGGTCGTCGAGCCCCCCTGGGTGTTCTTCTTCTTGGGCAGCAGCCAGTTCGGCCCGATGGGGACCGTGCCGTCGGCCTTCACGAAGTCCTCGGGCCCCTGCAAGAGCGGGTGGGCCTGGGTCGTGTCGGACAGGATCAGCTCGCTGTCGCGGTTGTAATATTCGCGCTGGAGCTCGGCGATGCTTTCATACCTGGGGATGCCGATGTTGCGGCATCGCGGCCGGCGGCGGTCGAAGACGCGGACGATCGGCACGCGGCCGTAGCCGTGGGCGACCGGGCCCTTCACGACGTCGCCCTTCGCGTCGAACAGCGTCCAGGACGACTCGTCCCAGAACCGCCAGAGCGACCTGCCCTCGTCGCCGACCTCGCGGATGAGGCACTCGACGTAGCGTCCCAGGCGGTCGAGCCGCCACCAGACCATGTTCTCGGGCAGGATGTACGAGGCGATGCAGCCGTCGAGGCCCAGGCGGATCTCGTCGGCCCTCGTGCGGATCTCCTCGCCGTCGGGCATGGCCGGGTGGTCGACGATCAGGTCGAGCTGGCCGAGCACCAGCAGCAGCGGGGCGATCGAGCCGGCCATCCACTGGTCGATCGGCGTGCCCCGGCCGTCGACGTCGCGCCACCAGTCGGTCAGCTTCGACGCGCCTTCGCGCTTGACCTCGCGGCTGTAGATCCGCGCCAGGTGGGTCTCGGCGGCCTCGGCGACGAAGGTCGGCACGGGCGTTCGGGCCCGCCGCAGCTCGTAGTCGTCGTCGGTCGCCTGCGTCGCCTGGTCGGTCCCCGCCGGCCGTCCCGTCTGGGGCGAGTAGCCGGGCTCGAACGACGAGGGGTACTCGCGCTTGTGGCGGACGAGGTTGCGGACCGGCATGCCGTGCGGGTCGTACCCGTAGACGGCCGTGCGATACGCCTCGCCCCCCTCCCACGAGTCGAGCAGCCAGCGCCAGCGGAGCTGGTGCGCCAGCCACTCGGGGTGGGGGTGGTCGAGCCGACGGCCGTCCGGGAGCGCGATCCGCGGCATGCCCGCCGGCGACGAAGGACCCAGCGCGCCTGTCGTTGTCGAAATTGGCATGGTAGTCTTCGTGCTCGAAAGGAAGGGGACATGTCGTGAAATGGGCGCTTCTAGCGGTCCACGGTCGGGATGTGCACGCGGCGGAGCCGGTGGAATTGGAGCCCGAAGCGGCAGCGAGTGAATTCCGGGAGTGCTCACTCGCTGGCGCTTCGGGCTCCAATCGAGAGCGAGCACAACCCCATCGCGAATCGCTCAGAACACCCGACCGGCCCGGGCGCGGCGGAGGGGTTCGGCGGGGGCGGAGCCGTCGGGAAGGGCCACGCGGAGGCCGCCCCGGAGGGCGTCGATCAGGTCTTCGTGCGGGTGCTGGGGGTCGGCCGGGTAGTCCATCCACTGGCCCGATCGCCGGGCCCGGGCGTAGCTGAGGAAGGCCGTCGCCAGGTGCTTGCACCGCGGGTGGATCTTGAGCCGAGCCGCGCCGTCGGCCGACCGGACGAGGCCGTCGATCAGGCCCAGGCCCTCGGTCACGCAGCCGGGATATCGCGGCCACTGCTGGATGCCCGTCTCGCCGACGAGCCCGCACCGCTGGTACTCCGAGATCACCGTCGGGCCGACCGGGTTGCGGGCGCCGCCGGCCGAGTCTGTCGACACGTACCGCGGGGCGATCCCGCACATCTGGTCGGCGAGCGACCGCAGGGCCAGGGCGCAGGCCTCGGCCGTCCGGCCCTCGGCCAGGAACTCGGCGAAGACGTTCACGCGGAGCGGCTCGCGGACCCCCGGCCGTTGCGGGCCGGGGTTCACCTGGAAGAACACCGCGCCGGTGAAGACGCCGCTGTCGACCGCGATGTGCACCGGCAGCGCCGGGTCGAACTCGGCCGACTCGGACACGTTGTCCGACAGCTCGAACTGCGAGAACCAGATCCCTTCGGCCTGCGGGCCGCGGCACAGGTAGTCGCTGGCGAAGACCCGCGGCGAGACCGCCTTGACCTTCTGGATCAACGCATCGATGCCGTAGTGGCCGTTGCTCCGTTTGGCTTTCGGCCGGCGCTTGGGGTCGAGGTCGCGGTCCTCGTGGCACCAGGCCATCAGCGGGCACTCGGGGCACTTCTCCAGCCTCGGCCCGCTCCGCGACGTCGGGCAGCGTTGCAGGACCTCGAAGACGCAGTAGGTGTCGACGGGGAACGCGCCCGACCGCCCCTGCTCGACCAGGTCGGCCATCGGGCCGGAGAGCCTGTGCCAGGTCGACGTCATCAGGACGCTCGCCTTGACGCCCCGGAGCTCCATCGCCATGCCGATCGCCGCCTCGCGGATGTCCGGGGCGATCTCGTCGACCTCGTCCAGCTTCAGGCTGGCGACGTGCGGGCCGCGGACGCTCGTGGGGCTGGCGGCGAGGATCGAGACCCGCGATCCGTTGCCGTACAGGGCCTCGGTCTTCAGCAGCCGGGACAGCGTGTCCTCGTCGCCGCCGTAGACCCCCCTGCCCTCGAGCACCAGCGCCGAGAGGGCCCGGTAGATCTGCTCCGACTGGGCCTTCGAGCCCCCCAGGATGTGGGTCTCGTGGCGGGGGTTGAAGCGGCTGGCCAGGTGGGTGTCGAGCGCCGAGAGGAACGACTTGCCGCTGCCCCGAGGGCCGTGCCAGAGCGCCAGCGAGGGGCGCTCGAGGACCTGGCGGGCGAACATGTCGAACGGCGAAGAATGGCCCCGGCAGACGGCCCGCGACGAGACGCGGACGCCGGTGAACGCGCGGAGCCAGTCGGCCAGCTCGACCCGGCCTCGGGGGGGGCGGCCTCGGACGGCGTTAAGCAACGGAACGATCCTTGTCGGGTCCACGTGCGGCCTCCAGCACCCTGCGCGCGGTCGCGTCGTCGATCGAAAACATCGCGACGTCTCGATGGGAATCCGGCGCCGCGCCGATCCTTCGGAAGATCTCGTGCTGCGACCGGATATCGCCGTGGACGGCGCGGGACACCAGCGACGAGAGGATGCGATCGACCCAGGTCCGGGACGGGTCGTCGCTCGCCCGGTCCACGAACGCGCGGAGCCGGTCGTCGAGCCCGTCTCGACCCCCTTCGCCCGTCGGGGCGTCGGGGCGGCCGGGCGTTGGCATGTGATCGGAATGGCCCATGTTCGCGCCCTCGGTTCGACTCAATGGGAGGAGGACAGCGGGCCGAGCGAATGAGGAGGCTCGGGCAGCCGGTCCCGGATCTCTTCGAGGAGCCGGACGACCTGGGCCCGGTCGCGGGCCTCGGCCG